TGGTTTTCCATTCAGTGTTCCAATCTGTTTTCCTGGTGGAATATCCATAAATAACTTTTTATGTTCTTCCTCACTGACTATTACACCATCATCAGGCCACAGACCTGATGCCTCAAATTTTTCTTTCTCCGATATGGGGAAAAAGCCATTTGCTTTAGCGCTCCATACGTACATATCAATACCCCACCGCTATAATGTCCACATTAAATCCCCCGGGACCTGCCTGCCAGATGCTGGCCCCTGTTAATGATTTTGTTTGATGAACAACCGCCACATTTGCTGGCGATTGTGTTTCAGTTGTTACAGTACCGATATCATTCCAGTTAATTGAGATGGAATAGTTCGTTGTTGTAAACGACCGGGGGAAAGTTATGTGTCTTACATTGGTGCCGACAGGAAATCCAAGATAAACACGCTGAATTATCATTCCTCCAGGTAACATAACCCAGTTAGCACCTTCTCCAAAACCAAGGTATGCGAGAAGACCGGCAACATCCTTTCCACTCAAATGAGTCAGCGTATTGTCCAGCGGTTGTTTACCTGCCAGCGCATTGTTAATGGTGGTGCTGAATTTCGGGTCATTGTTAATGGCTGCGGCAATTTCTTTCAGTGTGTCCAGCGTGGCAGGCGCACCATTAATCAGAGCGGTAATAGCAGCCTGTACAAACGCAGTGGTCGCAATCCGCGTGGTGTTATTTCCTGCATCAGGAGTCGGCGCTTTTGGTTCTCCGGTAAATGTCGGATTATGTTTCTGTGCATACTGGGTATGAGGATCCTGTGCGGCAATGTGGTTTCTCATCTGGTCATCCACATACAGCCTTAATTCCAGGACTTCATCATCCACGTATTTACGGGTCGCCAGTACCACCGACGGGTCGATTTTCAGCGTAATAGCTTCGGTATTCGTGACAACCAGAATCATGCGGATAGTCTGGGTACGACCGCTGCCTTCCTGTAACTGCGGTTTGTACGTTTCCGGGCAGTTCGCCACCGCAATGAGTACGCCTTCATCATCATAAAGCCCAATCTCACGGATCCAGAATCCACCCTCGTTCTCAGGGATGATTTGCTCCGCAATAATCTGGCTCTGGTTGTTCGGGTCAACACTCAGAAGATTCAGCGGCGCGATGCGTTTCTGGTTAATCAGTTTTGTCTGTGCCGGGTCTGGTGTCGGCAAGACACCATTCGCATCACCAACGGCCATTTGCGTCAGATTCAGCTTACTGCCAAGCATCGTCGCGTTAGCCAGCCGTGCTGCGCCCTGATTAGTCAGAATGGCGTAGTATTTCACTGTCATGCGGTTACTCTCAGGTTATCAATTAAATGAATGGCCGAGGCCGGGAAATAATCCCCTCCGACAATAATGGCCTCCGGGGTGTAGGGATAAACTGTCAGGGCGTCGCCGTGATAGCATCCCGCACCGGCAAAAATGTTGCCGGTTGTACTTAAACTGATAGCCAGTCCCGTCAGATGGCGGCTTGCCGGTTTTGCATCAGCAACGAGGCGCTCCAGCTCCTGATACATTTCCTCGGTAATACCCTGCTCAAGCACGCCAACAACGATACGGAACGTCCCCGGCTCCTCATTGAGTTGCCACCACTCCCTCACCTCAATCAGATAGCCGAGCGGCTCCACCACACGCCGGATTGCGCCTATAGTGCCCTTATGGCAGTGAATGAAATACGCATCGCGGATAACAGCGCGTTTTGTCGCTTCCGGCCACTTATCATCCCAGCGGTCAACCGAAAATGACCACGCCAGCCACGGCAGCAGATTTGCCGGGCAGGTGTCCGGGTTCCACAGCTCACGAATACTGACCGGCGTTTTTTCAATTTCCGCACAGGCTTTTGCAGCAGCGACTTCAAGCGGTGATGAGCCGGTCGGCAGCAGGCGCAAATCACTCATCCGAGCCTCCGGTCACGACGCGGTATTCGGTACAGAAAGACGCCTGCGTACTGTTGAGCACGATGTCGGCCAGTGGTGAAGCCAGTTCAACACGCTGCACGCCTTCCACATGCAAAGCGGCATAAATGGCAGACAGACGGATGTCACGCCCCAGCCGGTGCTGTGCCGTGATGTACGCTTCCAGTTTTTTCACGGCGGCAGCGCGTATGGGTTCGCTTTCGGGACCAGGGTAAAGGTAAAGCGTGGCGTTTATCTGGTATTCAACAATGGCGGCAGACTGCACGGTCACGCGGTCGGCCACCGGTCTGACGTCCTCGCCATTAAGGGCGTTACGCACCACGGCCAGCAGGTCTTCGGATGCGACACCGTTATTTTCACGTGACAGCACAGAGATGGTGACGCAGGCCGGAGACGGACTGGTGACAGAAATATCGGCGACACGCCCGTCGGCACTGCGACCATGATACTGATAGGCTCCCACCGACCCGGCGACGCTTAAGCCCTCAAACGCCTGCTGAATACGCAGCCGATAATCGGTGTCAGATTCCATTACTGCCGGTGTCGGCGGGATGGTTGAATCATCTGCCGGGGTGATAATCAGGCGTGTGGTGTTGTAATTGGCACCAATCACATCAAGGTCATTACCGGCTGCACAGGCCAGCATCACCGCCCGTGCAGCCTCATTCACACGCTGACGCCAGATAAGCTCACGATAAGCATTTTCCTCCAGCAGTTTGACGAGAGGCTCAGATTCCAGTGTCAGGGTACGGGCGACCGCCTCCTGCTGGTCTTCCGGGTAAAGGGAAATCAGTGTCGCCTTGCGTTCGGCAAGAATGGTTTCAAAGTCCAGCTCCTCGACCACATCCGGTGCGGGTAGCTGGTTCAGGTCGATAATCGGCATGGTTTCAACTCACAGGGATGGTTAACGAAAGTGGCTGGCCGGTGTCGTTGTGCTGGCCGGTTAACGTGACCGTCATTCGCCCGTCAAAACTGCGCGCCGTGGTGACGGATGACAGGGTGACGCGGGGTTCCCATTTCAGCACTGCCATGTAACAGGCGACTTTAATCTGCAACTCAAGCGCCGGGGTCTGCGGCTGGTCAATCATTGACGCCAGCAACGAGCCGTAATCACGACGCATCACCCGTGAGCCGACCGGTGTGCGCAGGATATCGCCGATACTCTGGCTGATATGCTCAAGGTCAGTGACAGTCAGGCCATCACTGCGATTCATTCCGAGATAACGCGCTGTCATAGAGGTCCCCCTGTTGTGCCGCCACTGTCGCCGGGGTGTTTATGGGTATGCAGTACCTTACCGTTTGATGAGAGTTCACCGCCGGTGTGTTCAATGTTGCCGCGCATCGTCCCGCCCTTCTGCACTTCCAGCGTGCCGGTAATCAGCCTGTTGGTGCAGACCACCTCCGGTGTGTCCAGGGTGACGCGGGTTGATGCTTTCACCATGACCACCGGCACCGTGGCAGTAACAGAATCAGAAGCCGTCACGCTGGCCGTTTTAATTCCGCTTACCGTGAGTGCACTGGTTTCGGGTTCATACTCAATCACCGCCCCGTCAGGGAAACGGATATGCAGGGCATCCGCCGACGCAGACGGCGCGGGGTTATCGCCGGAATAAATCCCCGGCAGAACAAACGCCGTGTCAAGTTCACCGCCCACGGCCAGAATCAGCACCTGCTCCCCCACGGAAGGTGCCCACCATGTGCGCGAACGACCGGCACGACAGGTCAGCCACTGAAGCCAGTCGGTGCACATGCCACCGGTCTGCACACGGCAGCGACCGGCTTTAAGGTTGGTTTCGACGACAAGGCCGGTGCGAATCATGTTGCGCAGTGCGCGCGCGAGTTCCTGAATATTTGCGAGAGTGTTCATGACGGGAAGGATGCCGCCGGACGATACCAGCAGCAATCATGGAGGACTCTGTCAGCCGTGACACAACATAATAAATATTAGTTGTAGTACTTCTCTATAATCTTCATACACTCCTCATGAGCTAAATCATGGCTGTCAAATTCTTTATTAAAAAAGAAGAAAAACGCCTTCTTAACCTGAGGCATTTCAATAAAAATAAATTCATCAACCTTATGAAAGAAATGAAAACTCTTGTTTGATGTTTCAAAAACCATCAAAGAATTATGTTTTTTATCCTTCCATTTCGACATCAGATTGCGTCGCGATTTTCTTATAATCCTGAAGACATCCTCCGGTGTCGTATCGACATTCCCCCAAAACATTGCAACCGGGAAGTTTGCAAGGAAAGGGATGTAATCCCCCCCTTTATACCTGAGAAAGCGGGTCCGTAAATCCATTAATTGCAACTTAAAGCCCATGTATTGCAACCACCATATGATGCAATCATATTCATAATCTGTTAACTCATCGCCCCTCTTTTCCGTAAGAAATTTCTTCAGGTTATACTCAAACACTCCCAGCAAATCAGAATTGCACACTCTGCATGCTGGTACAGTGGCTTTAATGTAATGAGTTGACTGATTATTCTTTTTATTAATTAAAGATTTTTCAGCATTTGACTCAAAGGCCCACTGAGGAATAATGTGCTCACGAGTAATATCGTCAGAACTCCCGCATAACACACATATATCAGCATTATGGTCAGCAATAATACAATCCATAACTTTCTTTTGAGAATGCTTTACTCTTTTTCTCAAAATGGAAAACTTTTTATCCACAAACACCCGTCTCATATAACATCTTTCGATAGAATCACTAATAACTCCCTTTCTATCAATTGTATAGATTCCTTGTCAAAACCAAATAACTCACGAACAGGATATTCCACCACAGCACTATTACGCCCCGGCTTATCCCTAAGCCCTAATTGATGTACTCGCGCAATTCGTTGTACTCCGCTGGCAAACTCCACCACCGCCGCACTCTCGCTACCTGTTGCTTTCATAAACCGGTTAGTGCGTAATTTCACAAACATTTCCCGCTTTATCCGGCCTTTCTTATTTCGTACTGGTTGGTTTTTTCTCGGTACATACGGCGTACCATCCGGGGCTTTTTGTAATTTAATTCGCTGCTGCTGGCGCTGACGCAGCTTCTTCGCAATATCTACCGCCAGTCGCCGACGCCCTGACGGTGACAGCGACTCAATCAGTCCGGTCAGCCGGTCTTCAAAACGCTTAAACTCATTCATCCCACTTGCTCACCAGTTCGCCATTGATATAAAGCTCCATTGGGCGGGTGACCGGCTCCGGCGGCGTGGGTTCCGGGATATTCTTCACATGCAGCGCGCCGTCCACCTCACTGACCAGCGTGCGCTCGGTCAGCATCAGGCTGATGCTGATATCAAAGCTGCTGTCATTGTTGATGTCTGCATAAAACGTGAAGCCCTTTTTCTGACCTTCGTCAGTGGTCATGATGTCGGGCTGATTTTCCCGCAGCCACGCCAGCACCGGCACGATGAGCAGGTCAAAATCACCGGTAAAGTCGGTCACAATGACATTGAGCGTGTAACGCTTTTCGAATGACAGCGACGCAGCCAGTGTGGAGGCAATACTCCCGTTATCCACGAATATCCGCAGCATCTCGGGGCTGGTTTTCAGCACCGTGACGGCATCAGTCAGCGCCCTGCGCAGGCTGTTGGGTTTGAGCATCGTTTTCGTCCTGACAGTGTTTAATCATTTTTACCTGGCTGGCACAACGTGCCAGCGCGTTCTCAAGCTGCCGGATATCGGCACTTAAATCGCCGTTCGTCTGCGGGTCACTGCCCGGCATCGGGCAAAGGCTCACTTTCGGGCATGCGTTGGGGACAATCACTGGCGTCGGTGCAGGCGGGGCGCTGGTGCAACCGGCGCACAGCATCAGGCAGGTCAGCACCGTACCAGCGGCGAAAATCTTCGTTCTCATTAAGTAACCTCGTGATGGTTTTCTCGCGCTGTGCTTCACGCTTCGCGGCGTTCTCCAGTTCCTGACGCAGTGCCACCTGCGCCATCTCGTTTTTGTCTGCCCTGGTAAGGGCAACATGAAGCTGGTTTTTCAGCATGGTGATGGTCGTCTGCTGTTCACTGGCGACGTTGTTCGCCCTGTCCAGCGAGGCGCGCAGGCTGGCGTTTTCATGCTTCGCCAGAAACAGCCCCGCCACCGCCAGCGATAACAACACGACCAGCACAATCATCAGCTTTGACATGGTTCCCGCCCCTCAAAACGCTGACGGCAGGCTTTACGTATCAGCCGGAAGAACACCGACGCCACAAGATAAATCAGCGCGGTAAAAATCCACCCGGCAGCGACCAGCGCGATAAACGTCGCCACCATCACCACCAGAGCCGCCGCCCGTCTGCGCCACGGCACCGGCTGCAAAAACAGCGACGCGACAATCTTCACGGCCAGCGATTCCGGCGGCAGCTCCCGCCCGTAGCGTTCCAGCACATACTCAGTGGCATACACGCCGACACCACCGGCAACCACACAGATAACCGTCGCCAGAATCGCCCAGGCGGCGACAAAACTGACGGCCACGCTCTGCGGGTAAATCAGGGACAGTGCCAGCATCAGCGCCAGCGACACGTTCAGCATCAGTGAAAGGGATAATTTCTTCATGGTGTTTACTCCGTTTAAGCCGGTACGCCGCCAGCGGTACGCCAGACGGTGACCAGTTTTTCCAGTGAATGCTCACGCTGACCGTAACCGGCACCCGGCAGGGACGCCCAGATATTGCGACAGCGTGAAATGGCGCGCTCAATGCGTCCCGCCCGGATGTCATCCAGTGCACCGCGTTCGCGGATCAACTGAATGGCAAGTCTGTCCTGTGACAACGGACTGAAATCCGGCAGTGCAAGCTGTTTGCGGTAATGCGGCCAGAACAGGTAAAGCTGCTGATAGCGACCGGAGGCCGTGGATTTTTCACCGCGACGGTTAAACACCTTCGCCGGTCGGCCATATGCGAACGGGTGGTCACTGTAGTCGGTGAAAATTTCCGGCTTCCCGTCCAGTCCGGTGACTATCACGTCATAGCCCCGGTTTTTCGTCAGCGGATGGTTTGCCGTCCCTTCGGACACGGCCAGCATGTCGAGAAAGGCGGCGATATTCTGATGCGTGTTAATAACCGGCATTACGGTTTCCCCCTGCCCTTAAAGCGGCGCTGAATGGCAATCTCAATCACCTGATAACCGGCGATACCCAGCATGGAGCCGATACCGCACACCGCAGGCAGTGACAGGTCAGGAAACTGCACCAGAACAACACCGGCAACCATCGAGACAAAACCACCGAGCAACATGCGCCCGATAAACAGACGCGGGGTGATGGGTTCACCACCGGCAAGCACCTTGCCGACAACAATCAGCACCCCAATCATGAAAAGCGACAGGACGCTTTTTTCTTCTGCTGTCATGCGTTACTCCCACAGATTGACAGTTTCAGCCACGGGCGCGGTCTGAACGTCGGGCAGTTCGACGGCGGTGCCGTGTGGCAGCACCGCACCCAGTTCAGCCAGTCCCGGATTTGCGGCGAGCACAGTCTCAACCACGCCCTCAGTGCGCCCGTAATACCGGACACAAATGGCGTCGAGCGTGTCGCCCTGTAGCGCAAAGGTCTTCATCAGATTTGACTCACGATGCAGCGCGGCTTGTCCTGGATGCGCGCCACTGCCCAGCGCATATCCCGCCACAGCTCATCAATGGTGCTGTCAATGCTGTCGGCCTTCTTGTCGCCTTTCGCACTGGCATCCACACCGCGATAACGTTCATAAAGCGACGCGGTCGCCATCGCACACACGGCGCGCTCGTAGTAAAAAACTTTGATGCTTTCACCGTCGATGTCGTCCGCCGGGACGTCCGCCAGACGCGTAAAACCGGCGGCAATTTTCTGTTCGCGGTACTCGTACAGCTCCGCATTCGTCTCCGCCATGCCTGACTTGATGGCCTCACGCAGACGGGCGGGGGCGACGGTCTGCTCAAGGCGCATACGTTCCCGGACGCGCTTCGGGTCGATATCGGGAAAAAAGAACGTGTTTTTAATCACCGGCTCGTCGCCTGCCGGTTGCGGGATAACCACCGTACCCTCACCGGACACGGGAGCCTCCTTTCGCGGAATAATCAGCGTCATCATGACTACCTCTGAAAAGTCGGGCGGTGGACGCCGGTGCAGTGTCAGGTGATTCACCGTCACTGACCGGCGTGCCGCCCTGGCGCGGGGCGCATTCGGTTGTTAACTGGCTTTCTTTTTCGGGCGTCCACGTTTTGCCGGTGTCACGCTCCGGGTCTTACGCGGGGCGCGGGTGACCGCTTTTGGCTGCGGCTCCGGCTTCGGTTTCAGCTCCCGCTCCAGTCGTTCAATCTCTTTTTTGACGCCTGCCTGACAGTCGAGCTGTGTCGCACGTTGCAGGTGAGCCAGCGCACCGGCGGCATCACCAGCGTCACGCAGAAACAGACCGGTGATTTTGTGCAGCTTTGCGCGCACTTCATCAGGCATGTCAGCCGTGGCGGTCAGTTCGAGGGTGTCCGTCAGCAGGCGGGTATCCACAGACTCACCGGCAGCGTGGGCGCGCATGGCCGCAAGTGCGACCTCCTCGGTGAACATGTACGGCGGGGTGCGGCGGTGTTTACCCGGCATGGTCAGACCGTACTTCAGGGCATAACGGGCAATCTCCAGCGCACCGGCAATATCGCCGGTATCCAGACGCCACAGCATGACCGTCATCAGAATGTCATCCTGTGCACCTTTGCCCTGCTCCAGCACGCCGTTCACCCACGGCAACCAGAACGGCAGCAGTTCGCGTTTTTTCGCGGCCTTCAGCTCTTTTGAATAAATCGCTTTCAGTGTGCGCTGGTCTGCGGCGAGCTTAACCAGCATCTGCTCATAGACAGTTGCATGTCGCAGCGGGGCGGCTTCCCGCTGCGCGGTCATCGCTGCCGAGACCCGCATCATGTGGCGCTGTGCGGGACTCGTCATCGGTTACGCTCCCGGCTCTGCGGTCGCCTTAGCCGGTGTGGAGAAATCACCGACCTTAATTTTTTCCACCAGGCAACCGGCGGCGTAGTCTTCCACCACGTAATCAATGTTCATTGACTCGTAGTTCTCCACGCGGTCGAGTTTCGGGTTTTCCTCAATCACGCGGCGATGGCTGTCATCCATGTAGTAGATGGACAGGTTTTCCAGCTTCGTGATGAGCATCGCATCCGCCGGGAAGTACGGGACGCGTACCGCTGGCAGGTTGCCGATGCGTTTCTGGCTGATGATGACGTCAGCGGCCAGCATTTCGCTGTTGTCCTGCTCCTTGTTGACGATGGGAAAATACTTGTCCGCCAGTAGCTGACGTCCCACAATCACCACAAGGTCAGGGTCTTCCTGATACCACGGCTCAATCAGGTTGTTGGTCGCATCCATCACCAGTGCATCAAGGCTGGCATAATCACCGCCCTTACCCACGCGGATGACCTCAGAGGTGGTGTGCCCTTCCTCGTCAGTGACCTTGCTCATCACGCGCGCCGGGGCTTCATTGCGGTATTTCTGCAGCCAGCCGACCGCCACATCCTGCAGCATCGGATTACTGCTGCGGTCAGAGGTTTCGGCACGCTTCACGCCGTTAAAACCGGCCATGATGAAATCAAGGGACTGGCGTTTGATAATGGCGTTACGGATACGGAGCTGGAAATCCTGATAACGCGCCCACAGGTCCAGCGTTTTGTAGCGGATATAAAAATCGAAGTTAATCTGGTCGCATTCGTACTTGTTTGACGCCAGCTTCGAGAAGTCCTTCGGCTGACGCTCGGTGCCACCGGCGGTGTCGGTGGTGCTGGCGATGGAGCCGGTGACACCAATACCAATTTTTTCCCCTTTCATTTCGCTGACCGGCACAATGTTGATGCGGGTCAGAAAATCAGAGGACTCCTGCATGGTGTTCATCAGGGTCTGAGTGACCGACGGTTCAACGGTGAATTTTTTCGACACATCACCGGCGTCGATGCCGTTCAGTTCGGCAACACGGGACAGGTAGGCATTAAATTTAAAGCGGGTTTCCTGGCGCATAGTTTTTCCTGAAATTAAGGGTTAATCGTGAAGGTTTTCCCGGACTGACTGACGCCGGTCAGCAGTTCGTCATCAGGGCGTCACCGCCACCACCGGTGGCCTTGCTGCGGCGCTGCTGGGTCAGACTTTCGGTGTTGTCGAGACTGTTTTTCAGGCGGGTGAATGCCTGGCTGGTTTCATCCGCCCTGTCAGTCACCTCCTGCTTAAGTGCGGAAAAGGCGGTTTCCATCTCAGCGAGGCGCTGCTCAGTGGCGCTCAGTTTTTCCTGCACATGTTCAGCAACAGCGGTCACCGCTTCATGCACGTCATTCAGACGGGCGTCATCGCTGGCCTGTTTGCGGCCAAAAATGGATTTCACCTTTTCGGTCAGGGCGGTGAACACGGTTTCAGGCAGGTCTTCAAATTCCAGCTCAACGGGCGTTGCCACTGAAATAAGGTTCTCAGGGCTTAATTTGAAGCGGTTCAGGGGGTTGTGTTTTGCCGTGCGGCAGAATTCCAGGTATTCCGTACCGAGGCTTGCCGGGTCATCGGTGACGGCCAGCCCCACCAGATAACATTTGCCGGTGTTGGCAAAGTTCGGCTGAATTTCCATTGAGGTATAGACCTTCTGCGCGGCCTTGTTCATCGCGATAAGGTCATCGGTCGGGGTGATTTTCGCAAACAGCGCCCATTTGCCTTTCAGCGCCGAATCATCGTCAATCTTTTCGGCCTTCAGTTCGGCCACATCGCCATAACGCTTAAAAATACCGTCAGGCAGGATGCCGCGCAGATGTTCCAGGTTAATGCGGCAACCATAGACTCGCGGGTCAAAGGTTTCGGCCATTTCCTGAATATCCTGCGCACTGATGACACGCCCGTCACAGGTGTCACCCTCAACGCCGATACGAAAGAATTTTGAGACTTTTTTTGCCATTGTCAGGAGTCCTGAATAGTGATTAGAGGAGTCACATGTCGGCATCAGTTTCCCGACGATGCGCATCCTCCGCCATCAGTCCCGGATGGCTTATCACTGACACAACAGCACCTTAGCGAATCGCGGGGCGCGACTCAGTAGCCTTGCCGTGTATTCATCACGGCGAGGTATTCATGACCATCACCACAGACACCACTCTTTTACACGACCCGCGTCGTCAGGCGGCGCTGCTGTACTGGCAGGGGTTTTCCGTGCCGCAGATTGCCGCCATGTTGCAGATGAAACGCCCGACGGTGCAGAGCTGGAAACAGCGCGACGGCTGGGACAGTGTTGCCCCCATCAGCCGTGTCGAAATGAGCCTGGAAGCGCGGCTGACCCAGCTCATCATCAAACCGCAGAAAACCGGCGGTGACTTCAAGGAAATTGACCTGCTCGGACGCCAGATTGAACGACTGGCACGGGTCAACCGCTACAGCCAGACCGGCAACGAGGCAGACCTTAATCCGAACGTCGCTAACCGCAACAAAGGCGGGCGGCGCAAACCGAAAAAGAATTTTTTCAGTGACGAGGCCATCGAAAAGCTGGAGCAGATTTTCTTTGAGCAGTCTTTCGAATATCAGTTGCACTGGTATCGCGCCGGGCTTGAGCACCGCATCCGCGATATCCTGAAATCCCGCCAGATTGGCGCGACGTTTTATTTTTCCCGCGAGGCGCTGCTGCGCGCCCTGAAAACCGGTCATAACCAGATTTTTCTGTCGGCCAGTAAAACGCAGGCGTATGTGTTCCGCGAATACATCATCGCCTTTGCCCGGCTGGTTGACGTTGACCTGACCGGTGACCCGATTATCCTGGGCAATAACGGTGCAAAACTGATTTTTCTCGGCACCAACTCCAACACCGCACAGAGCCATAACGGCGACCTGTACGTCGACGAGATTTTCTGGATCCCGAATTTTCAGGTACTGCGTAAGGTGGCATCAGGCATGGCCTCACAGAGCCACCTGCGCTCGACCTATTTCTCCACCCCGTCCACGCTGGCGCACGACGCCTACCCGTTCTGGTCGGGTGAACTGTTTAACCGGGGACGCGCCAGCGCCGCCGAACGTGTGGAAATCGACGTCAGTCATAACGCCCTTGCCGGTGGGCTTCTCTGTGCGGACGGCCAGTGGCGGCAGATTGTCACCATTGAGGACGCGCTGAAAGGCGGCTGCACGCTGTTCGACATTGAGCAGCTCAAACGCGAAAACAGCGCCGACGATTTTAAAAACCTGTTCATGTGTGAATTTGTTGACGACAAGGCGTCAGTGTTCCCGTTCGAGGAGCTGCAACGCTGCATGGTCGACACGCTGGAAGAATGGGAAGACTACGCGCCGTTTGCCGCAAATCCGTTCGGCTCCCGCCCTGTATGGATTGGTTACGACCCGTCACACCGTGGCGACAGCGCCGGATGCGTGGTACTGGCACCGCCGGTGGTGGCCGGTGGCAAATTCAGAATACTTGAGCGTCACCAGTGGAAAGGTATGGACTTTGCCACCCAGGCTGAATCCATCCGCAAACTCACCGAAAAATACAACGTCGAATACATCGGAATTGATGCCACCGGCCTCGGTGTCGGCGTGTTCCAGCTCGTTCGCTCGTTCTATCCCGCCGCGCGCGATATCCGCTACACGCCGGAAATGAAAACTGCAATGGTGCTCAAGGCAAAAGACGTTATTCGCCGTGGCTGTCTGGAATATGACGTCAGCGCCACCGACATAACCAGCTCGTTTATGGCTATCCGCAAGACCATGACCAGCAGCGGACGCAGCGCCACCTATGAGGCCAGCCGCAGCGAGGAAGCCAGCCACGCCGACCTCGCCTGGGCGACCATGCACGCCCTGTTAAATGAGCCACTCACCGCGGGTATCAGCACTCCGCTGACATCCACCATTCTGGAGTTTTACTGATGAGCAAGAAAAAAGGGAAAACACCGCGACCAGCGGCAAAAAAAATGACCGCCAGCGCCCCGAAAATGGAGGCATTCACCTTTGGCGAGCCGGTGCCGGTACTCGACCGCCGTGACATTCTGGATTACGTCGAGTGCATCAGTAACGGCAGATGGTATGAGCCACCGGTCAGCTTTACCGGCCTGGCAAAAAGCCTGCGTGCTGCCGTGCATCACAGCTCACCGATTTACGTCAAACGTAATATTCTGGCTTCAACGTTTATCCCGCACCCGTGGCTTTCCCAGCAGGATTTCAGCCGCTTTGTGCTGGATTTTCTGGTGTTCGGTAATGCGTTTCTGGAAAAGCGTTACAGCACCACCGGTAAGGTCATCAGACTGGAAACCTCACCGGCAAAATATACCCGCCGTGGCGTGGAGGAGGATGTTTACTGGTGGGTGCCGTCCTTCAACGAGCCGACAGCCTTCGCGCCCGGTTCCGTGTTTCACCTGCTGGAGCCGGATATTAATCAGGAGCTGTACGGCCTGCCGGAATATCTCAGCGCCCTTAATTCTGCCTGGCTGAATGAATCAGCCACACTGTTCCGCCGCAAGTATTACGAAAACGGCGCTCATGCCGGATACATCATGTACGTCACTGATGCCGTGCAGGATCGCAACGATATCGAAATGCTCCGCGAAAACATGGTGAAGTCGAAAGGCCGCAACAACTTTAAAAATCTGTTTCTCTATGCCCCACAGGGGAAAGCCGACGGCATCAAAATTATCCCGCTCAGTGAAGTGGCAACGAAGGACGATTTTTTTAATATCAAAAAAGCCAGCGCCGCTGACCTGCTGGACGCGCACCGCATCCCCTTTCAGTTGATGGGCGGCAAGCCGGAGAACGTCGGGTCGCTGGGTGATATTGAGAAAGTGGCAAAGGTCTTTGTCCGCAATGAGCTTATCCCGTTACAGGACAGGATCCGCGAGATAAACGGCTGGCTCGGTCAGGAGGTCATCCGCTTTAAAAACTACTCACTGGACACTGACAACGGCTGAACATCGCCGCCTGCGGGCGGCTTTTTTACACCCCGCCATCACGCCCTCACACGCTCACCACCGCACAAAACATCCCACAGACACACCAACGCCCCGGCGAACAATCTAAACGCCATCACGACGCGCTCAGACGCTGAAAAAATAAAATCAGCACCACCGCCAGCGCGCAGTGCTTTCCCCGCCTCGCCCGCCCGCTTCATGGGTCGGTTTTAATGCAGTTGCACAAACACGTCGGAGACGCGCCAGCACTGGTGGCGCTCACTCACTGCAGGGGAGGAAAAACCATGCAATTTGATGCTATTTAATGCGTCTTATATATCCATATCTTTACCATGCATTTCCTTATACATCTCCCGTATTTTTATTTGTTTTTCATAGTTAGCTTTCATCATTCTCAACAACACTTTAGGTATCCTTAGTTTGTATTGCTTCATTGATGTTTTAACCACAAAGAAACCACTTCGGAAAGTTGGACTCCCATTAACACTCAGTTCATGATAGAACTTCATATTTTTCTGACTTGCAGCAGGATAAAAAGCAAACTCCCATACTTCGCCTATTTTGCATAAAGAATACGGGATTCGTAGCCCATTAGCTTTTAGTTTATTTATATTGATGTGACCATCTACCCCACTAATCTCTAAACAAAACTCTTGTATATGCGCCGAAACACTCCGCATATTCTTCACTTCAACATTTGCACAGTAATTTTCATTATTATCGCTCGGGTAAGGCTTATAGAATAAAGCTAACTTTTCAATATTATCTTGTGATGATTGATATGTCGCATACAGTGAAACAATTACTGCTATTGATGTTGCAATTCCTGAGACCCATCCGCCTATCATAGTTAAATAAGCAACAGCATCTTTATGCTCTGGTTTCGACCATTCAGCCTGAATAGAACCTAGCCATAAGCCGAGAACAAAAATACAAACACCGACAAGTACAAATGTAATCACTTTCCAAAGCATTTTTCGGCCTCAATTTAATTTAGTCTAACGCCTCGCGTGGCTCGTTGTTTAACCCCGCCAGCACTGAAAACAAGTTTCAGTACTGGCGGCGTTTGTCACTATATTGTTTAATTGTCAAGTATCGAATCGACCTCACCCGTTCGCACGTTGACGCGCGCCGCTACGGTCTGCTTTACCACTCCACCATAAGCATTAGTGCCGCGAAACGTGGTTTTCACAATGGCGTGCGGGTCTTTATTCAAAACCAAATGATATACCGTTGACACATGTTTATAAGATGAATCATCGTTCATATTATCTTTAATTAGTTTTTCCAATGGACGATAAGAACCATCCCAACCACTAAAATTACTCTGAAATGTATCAAGATTGATTTTATTGTTTAGTGAATCCGGGTCATTTTCATAATCATTAAAGCACCACCCAAGAACATCACCGAGTTTCAACTCATCATCTTTGGTAAATGTATATTCACTCATGCAGGCATAAAATGCATCTGATGCGGTGACTGGCACTTCCTTAAAATCAATGTAACTATTCACAATATCGTGTCGTGTTTTCTTTGACTCGTTCCGATATTCCTTGAGTGTTTTTTCACCATATTCGAATGTTTTTTGGACTTTGTGTTCTGCAACGGTTGATGTTTCAGTTTTGGCAACTGGCTGGCTTTTTTCTGTTGGATAGAGTATTGAACCAATTATGCTCAATACAAAACCTCCTCCGAGATAAACCGCACTTGCACGTTTGCGATTTGGCATTCGTACCAGTGATGGCTTGATTAACCCGATGAAGAAAGCAACGAAAAAAGCGAGTGATAGAAAAGCGATTATAGTATCCATAGCTATCCTTTTTGCATCATCCACATAAAAAATCGACCTCATGTTAGCAACAGGATGCTTACTTTTGAATATTTGTAAGTTGTTAGCTCTCCAACCTAACTCCTTTCAACCGTCAAAAACCAGCACCAATGCAGTAAAAATATGTCTGTTAACTAACGCCTCGCTTCGCTCGCTGTTCAACCCCGCCAGCCCTGAAAACAAGTTTCACGACTGGCGGCGTTCTCTATCGTCTGCGTGGTGGTGGCGTAACTCTTGATTGACCGATATGGTTAAACCGCCCGTAATTATCCTGGACTATTTCGGCACACCCGACTAGCTCATCGGGCGTCAGATTTTCGTTGACCATAATCCGCTGTAAACGCTGAACAATAGCCATCAGCTTGATATTTTTAGTTTTATGGCGTGGTATCTCACCTGGTATTCTGTGCATTATCCAAGCCACCCGTTTTGCTGTGCACACTCCATCTGTTCATCTGAATAGTTCCATGCTCCATCCGTGGCAACCATTGCCCCGCCAGACATCCCCGTCTCTGGTTCATACATAACAGCAAGGCCGAGCTGATGCATAATTTCATGATTAATTCTGAATACCAGGCCACGCTCACTAAGTTCTTTCCAGTTCACAATCTTATATGCGCCCGTATTAAGCAGCTCAATACTTAGCAAGACATAATCTTCCAGCCAGTCTGACAGGTCAGTAACATCTGTTATCCGGGCTTCAACCTTTCGCCCCGTAAACACACCCTGCACCCATTCATGCAAAATCAACGTGTCCCCGCGCTCATAATTACGGTCATTTTTCCGAAACTCTGCGCGTTTCTTTCCTTCCAGCACAAGATCAAAATATTTTGCGTGCAGCTTTACCTCGTGAATTTTTGCCATCATTTCACTCCATTACTGTTGAGAATCCCGGCCACTCATCAGCGACCGGATACGTGAATTTTTTCCCGTCATAATTTACGGTCGCGCCACGCGCCAGCGCCTCAAGCTCCCATCGCTGCGGCCTGATACCGTTCTGAGCAAGGTCAACGCGGATACGGGTGATTTGCATTCGTTCCGACCTGGTCAGTCTGGCCGATGGTGCAATTTCATGTGGTTTTAACGGGCTTCCGTTTCTTTGCTGACGACTTGGCGTTCTCCGACCGTGTTTTAATGCACCCCTGAGCGCCCTCACCACCTCCGGGTCATTCCATTCGATAACACCGTCATCAACCAGATTAAGCACTGCTGCGGCATGCTCAGAAGGTGTGGGAGCCGGTAACGAAGTATCACCACCGGTGAGCTTTCCACAGTTATTGACAGGACTCCGAGGCGCGGCGATGCCGCTTTTTAAAGTCAAAGGCTCAACGACCGGAACTTTCGGCACAATGCGCCAGTCCGTCGTTCTGGTGATATGAATATGACGCGCGCCGAGATGCGGCGCGTAAATGCCGACCACCCTCTCGACCTCTTCCTCGTACTCGTTAACGTCATCCGACGGGCTACGGGCGACCCTGACAGTCTGACAATCGCGCGGGACATTTGCCCCACCCTGCGCGCTGATATACAGCGCAAAATCGCCACTGTCTGCGGCGGCGCGTGCAGCCTCCACGCGTTCGTCAAATTCATCAGCAATGCTGACGCCGCGAGGCAATTTACGTAGCTCACGGTAAGCTCCCATTGTCGGCAGGCCAACCGTTTTAAATTGCGGGATGCGCCACGTTGACGCCCATGCGGTAACAGCCGCGGCAGTATCTTTCAGCGGTCTGCCGGTATCGTTATCGAGCTGACCATCCAGTGCATAGCCGTCGATATTTTTTGAAATGTATTTCGCGATATATCCCGCAGCACCGCCCCGGTTAAGGTGTTTTGCCTGAAAACGGTTTCGCGCGGCTCCTCTTTCGTCGCCATCCTCTTTGAGCGCATAGCGACGCATGATTTCAATAATCTGGTTACGCTGGCGTGGATTACAAAAAAGCATCATATGCCAGTGCGGCGTTCCGTCGTGGTGTGGCTCAACGACACGCAAACCGTAGGCCTGTAAATCATTATCCTTGAATGCCGTGCGCATCAGGCTCCAGATACGGCAGAGATAACGCTGCGCATCCTTTGGATTAAATGCCTCATCATTCCAGCCGTGATTAAGCTGGACGGTTTTATTTTCGCCTTTTCCAACCTGACGTGTCGGGTGATACTTTGACGGCGCGGTAAGCGTGATAAACATCCCCACATCACCCTCTGAGGCGGCGTAACGCTCAATACCGGCAATGGTGTTCATCAGCTCCATCCGGCGAATTTCAGGATTAGAAATACTGCCCATCACCTTACTGATAAGGTCGATGCGTTCGCCGGTTTCCCTGTTTTCAAGGTCACACGATTTAAGAAACTCCAGATTTGCCTGGCGGCGCGCACGCACATCACGAATGGCATGTTTACTGGCATAAGGAGAACGGTCTTTATTGACCTCCCCGACAGCAATCAGTAACGCCTCATGCCAGCGCATACGCTGGCCTTTAAGCTGATGAGTCCACCACTCATCGTTAAACAGGCGGGCAATGGCAGAATATGCCTGCCTCGTGGTCATCTGCCCTTTACGGTATTTTCTCCAGTAAAGCGGAGAAATATTGAAAGCACGTGCAGCGCCAGCAACATGACCATACAGGTGAGCCTGCGCCTCATCCGTAAACAGCGATTCTTTTTCGCCATGCGCATCCACCCAGGCATCGCAGAGTTCCTCATACATCATGAAAAGCTGCGATGAGATTCGGGCGGCAAACTTTTTCAGCTCCTTGTCATTCATCCCCGGCAGGCGCGCATACTGGTCGCGCTCTGCCAGAAACAGCAACGACGCGTCGGTGTTCATTTCATGGCGCTGATTCACACGCTCAATGCGCGGCCATAAACGACGCTGAAAAGTGGATGTGAGGAAATAAAACCCGTGCACCGGGCTTTTATTGCGCCGGATGTAGTCATAGCGTGAAGTAAACAGCGAGCGCAAAAAGTAAGGCAGGCGGTTAATCGTGGATAAAACACCTTGCACCTGACGCATCTCGTCACGTGTAAGGGGTCTTTCGCACCCGACAGCCTCGCGTGGCGCGTTCCATGCATAAGCACCGGTAAACGCCTTACCGGTGCCTGCGGCAAATGCTGACGGAGGGACAAAACGCCCGGAGGCTTTAACGGCCATATGAGCCAAAAGCCTCTGAACAACGCCTGCTGAGTTGCTCAACCTGCGCGTTTAAATCAGCAAAAGACTTTGCGCTTCCGGTCAGAATATCGTGATGCATCAGGCCGGAAACGAGCTGGCTTAATTTCGGATAATAACCAACCACCGCCAGCCATTCCTGACCGGCGTTTTTACCGCTTTCCGCTCTCTTTTTCTCGTGGAGAATAAACTGAAAGCTGTCACTGGTAACGACATAACGTTCGCCAATTTCAATACGAATACTCATGCCGTTCTCCGGTAATGTTTGTTTTTTGCTTCAAAGACTGCCTGACAGGAAACACAACGCGTGGCTGACGGATAAGCCGCACGACGGGCAGCAGGTATTGGCGCGTCACACTCTTCGCAAATCAGCGCAGAAGCACCGCAATGTTTTACCCTTGCCGCGTTAATCTGACGCTCCAGTAATTCAGCCTGTTGTTCCTGAATAAAATCTACGTTGTCCGGCATTACCAGCTCCTTTTGTCGTTAAGTTTTTTAAATTCATCAGCGCAATAGCTGGCAATTTCTGTCGTTAATTTCGTCAGTTCGTCCACGGAGGAGATTTGCTTGTGAAATACAGCGCGTTTAACAAGTAAATTGACCACATCAGACAGGAGATTTAATTCGTTCTGATAAATCGCGATAACAGACTCAGTTATTTCGCGTTTTTCTTTATCAAGACCAAGTTGAATAAGAGATAAATCGCCATTTTTCATAACGGCGATTTTTAAGGCGTTATTCAGTAATACAACTGAACGAGAACAGGACATCAAAGCACCTCCCCGCGAGACAATCCGATATTGTGAAATTTTTCCGACTCCTGACTGAGCAGTTCGACTATCTCCACGCGGGATAACTCCGCCTTTGTGATGTGGCGAATCATGGCGTCAAGATGAGAAGAAAAGCGCGTCGCTGCGTCGGCCTGTGCTTCGGTTCTGGCCTGTTGCAGCAGTAATGCGTATTTACCGCACTGATTTTCAGAAACTGTATGCATGACTTTCTCCAGGCAAAAAGAAGCCCCGCACAATTAAGTGCGTTAAAAACTCTGGTTAATTACTTAATGCAGATATTGCTCTGGTTTTACCGACGTCAGAATTGTCGGTGCATACTCAAACAGACTGAATAATTCACGTAATGCACGGAATAAAGCATCACGCCAGTAACATGACTCTTCATTAATTCGCCAGTATGGCTGGTTGAATTCTTTTTCAGTCAATCCGGCATGCATAAATAAAGTACGACGCTGACTGACTGTTAAAAAACTAATATATGCATACTCACTTGCGCCAACCTGACGGCGTTTTGAGAATGCCCCACGCAATTCATCAATTGCACAAACCAGCCGTTCACGTTCGACGTCGTTCATTTCTTCAAAACGCATCGTTGCGTGACGCTGTTTTAACTGCGCATGAAAGCAAACCGTTAACCGTTCGCGCTCCATCATCTGATTATAATAATCACATGTATCCTGCCAGCGAGGGACGGCCAGATGCTTACCAATTATCCGGCGCATAGTTGCTGGCTGTTTTTCGACGAGATTGAGCGTCATCACTGTCATTTCCAGACCCTCCGGCTTTTCAGAAAGGTCAGAGCCTTTTTTAACGGACTCTGTTTTTTGGTGCGGATAATGATTCCCTTGCGACCCTTCCCGTGGGTGATGGTGAAGTCAATCGCCCTGGGGCTTTCGTTACGCAATAACTGAGCAATACAACGAGGCTCGTTCATCCTTTCCACCTTAAGCCGCACGGCCATGTCTTGATTTGCTGTAACTAATGCGATTTTTCCAGTCATGCCATTCTGTCGGAGCTTCATCAACCAGTTGGGCTGCGTACTTGTCCCACTCACGGCGATTAATCCATAATTCAGCTTTTCCTCTTGGTTTTAATGGGTCTGTCATGTAGAAGGCTGGCAGCTTTCCTGCTTTAGCCATTTCAGCCACCGCGCGTGGTGTCTTACCGATGTAAAGAGCAAAACCTTCTTTCGACAGCAAATCAGATGGGCGCTCTGAAATCTGAATGCTTTTACGTTTGGCTTCATTTTCGAAACTTGCCTCATCGCTAGTTGGACAAGAAATTTCTACATTTGTCGTCACTTTGCTATCCTCCATAAGATTTGCGATTCACCAACTGGAGCCATCTAGAGCCTTTTTGAGTGAATCACAAATTGCCAAGTAGCAATATAATTGGAGATTAGCAAAATTATGTCAAGTGAACAAAGTGAGAAACTAAAGCTCATCCGTGAATCCGAACGCCTTAAAACTAAGGAACTTGCTGAATTAATTGGAATTAATTACTACACATATCATGGATATGAATCAGGAAAATCAAAAATGCCTATGGAAGCAGGTATGAAGCTGTTTAAGCATCCACGCTTTCGCAAGTATCGTGACTGGTTCATGTTTGATGAAACAGATCCAGCAGCTGGACAAATAGCCCCGGCTCTCGCACACATTGGGCAAGACTCAACAACCTTGCACCACTCAGACCAGAAGACTGGCTGACGATTTATTCAGCATATGTGTGTAGTAAATGTACGAAAGAAAATTGCATTAATTTTCAAGTAGTAGAAGTAAACAGCGTCATCGGAGGGCTTTATGTCTATTAAAAAGCTCGATGATGGTCGTTATGAAGTGGACGTCAGACCGCAGGGTGCAGATGGAAAACGTATCAGGCGGAAATTTAAAACTAAAGGTGAAGCTCAGGCATTCGAACGTCATGTACTGGTTAACTACCACAACAAAGAGTGGTTGGAGAAACCAGCCGACCGCCGAACTCTTACAGAGTTGTTAGGTAGATGGTGGATATATCACGGAAAATCACATGAGCGTGGAGATATTGAACGGGGGCGTTTAACGACAATAATCGCCAAATTTGCAGAAATGGGAGTGTCCAGAGCTGACCAGCTAACAAAGAAAACGATAACTGATTATCGCGTTGTAATGATGAACGATGGTCTAAAACCAGCCAGCGTAAATCGACATCTGGCAATAATGAGCGGGATGTTCACCAAGTTAATTGACGCCGGTGAATACCACTCCCACAACCCGTTCCGTGAGATTAAACGGTTACGTGAAGCTGTTACGGAAATGGCTTTTTTGTCCAGTGAAGAGATTACGCGGCTGTTATCCATGCTTGATGGTGATGAATTAAATGCAACTCTGGTCTGCCTTTCTACTGGTGGACGCTGGAGTGAAGTGTCTAATTTAAAAGCTGAACACATCATTAACCAGATGGTTACGTTTATGAAAACTAAAAACGGAAAACGCAGGACAATTCCCGTTTCGCAGGACCTGATTAAACGGATCAAGACCAAAAATTCAGGCAGGCTTTTTAATGCCAGTTACTACAAAGTGCGTAACGCTCTCAGGGAAGTAAAACCCGATTTACCTGACGGACAAGCAGTACATGTTTTGAGGCATACATTTGCCACACATTTTATAATGAATGGAGGTAACATAATCACATTGCAGCGCATCCTGGGTCATTCTAACATTCAGCAAACTATGACCTACGCACACTTTGCACCGGATTTCTTACAAGATGCTGTGACTCTTAACCCGGTGTCAGGAATGTCCATAATGCGTCCATAA